GAATCTCGCTGTCCCACGCTGGTAAAGGGAACAGCGTCAAGGAGAAGCCCAGTAACTGGAGTACCCCCTGGGAATTCCTCGGTTGCAGTGAAGCTCGCAAGGGGACCAGTCAGAGTCAAGCCTGAATTCGCTATGACCACATCTGAAGAGTCGTCGATGGTCATGACGTCGGTGAAGCCGCCACCGAAGGGCTTGTCCACCTGAAGGGTGTAAATCGAATCGGCTCCAATGTTTAATATGTCAACGAAGGTCCGCCATGTAGACCTGCTTGCACCCCCTCCTACCCCCTGTAGGTCGATAGAGTGGGAGTCCCTAAACCCCGGCGCAGCAACACCAGCAATGGTCATGAACAGCCCAACACCAGGTGTGGTTTCTATCAATCCAACGGAAGCGATTAGGCCAGTGAGACGGATATCCTCAGAGAAAGTGACGAGTCCCCCTCCTGTGAATTGAGCGCCGCTGCCAGCAGATGAAGGCTGTATGGCTAGTCTCCCCCCAGAAGTACCAGCCAGCAGAGTCACAGACCCTTCACCGAATGCATTTGACAAGGCCTCGATGAGGATGTTGATCGCTTGGGTTGCATCAGTAGATTCGCCAACGAACTCAATCGTTTTGAGGGGAGGACCGCCGCCGATGTAGACGGCCAGCCTGTCGAAATCTACGGAGGAAACGAAATTGTCATACAACCGCCATTCTTGGGGGTTGGCTCCACGGCGTTGCGCCCGTATATCTGCATCATCTCGGTGCATCTGGGCGTCCAGAGCTGCCCCCATTTGGACTGAGGCGGTATCGTTCACCAGTCCTAGAAGTCCAGTCGAGCTATCGAAGGTGAAGGCAGAGGTGCCTTCGATATCGGTAGGCCCAGTAAAGACGGCTACCTGGTTGTCAACGCCAGCCCCCGACATGCTCCCAACCATGGCAGTGTAAGAGTCCGTAGCGAGGCACTGATGCATCCCTAGGGGAGAGCCTGGGGTGATGAGAAAGAAGACCGATCCTATGCTGGGATTGCAGGTGGCTGGAAGGGCGGTCCCGAAGCGGATACGGGCCGTAGAGTCCCTCCTGACCTGACCATGAGCCAGAGAGGTCACAAGGAAAAGAAACAGCAGAAACCAGTAGACTCGTAATACTTCCTTCATTCTTGACCCCCTACTTCGGCTATTTCGGTTGGCTCCTCCTCGATGCGCTCAAACAGCATGGCCTCCAGATCCAGGGTGTAATCTTCAGGGTCCAGGCCAGCATCCTCGTAGACCTCCAGCAGCATGGTATTGGTCTTCGCCTGGAGGTCGCTGATCTCCTTCACCAGGTCCACAGCACCCTCTTGGTTCAGGTACTGCTGATAGAGCCTCTCCTGCAGAAGCTGGTACTGTGTTGAGGCGAGCTGCTGCTTGACGACGAGGAGCTCCAAAGCCTGAGCGGATTCTTTGTTTAGAGGGACCTTTTCCTCGTCTGCTGCCAGCACAGGGGCCAGGAACAGAAGAAGGATCCCCAGCCTAGCGGCGTACATAGGTGTAAGTCACTCCTTGGGCGTCGATGCTCGCATCCAGGAAGATCCCAGCCAGATCATGGATGTTCATCTCGTGTGGAGGAAAGGTCATCGTGTCGCCGGAGTTGAGAGGAGTTCCCCTCCCTACAGCGACAGTGGTTCCACCCACCCAGATCGTTCCCGCGTTGGCGATGAGGGCAGTGACCAGGACCGTCCTACACATCTCACGGCCACCGCCTTCATCGTCGTTGAGGGCTACTGGGACACCTGATGTGACAACTTGTTGGGCACCATCTCTAACAGACATGGATCTATTCTAACTCTCCTTCGTAACCATTCTCGGCATGGTCTGTCCTGAGGCCTTGCGGCCTGTCGGTGAGATGTTCATACCCAGCCCCGACTCTTGCTCGGCCATCAGACGCTCAGTGATGGTGCGGGCCCCTTGCGGAGGTTCTCCCACGTTGTCCACACCCAGGGTATCGAGCAGGGTCCAGTGGTCGATCAGGCCAGCGCGAGCGAGGGAGAGATAGAGCAGCTTGCGCTCGATTTCACTGGAGGCCAGCAGGGAAGCAGGAGCGATGTGGAAGGTGAAGTAGCGTAGGAAGTGGCGAGCTCGATCCACTCGGGGCAGCGGTCCTCGGTTGAGGGCCCCTTGGGTGACAGAACCGGCTTCTCCGAAGTCCTCATCGGCCACATAGTCGGGGACCAGGGAGCCTGGATCGAAGTCGAAGTCCTCGGCAACGATGGCGTTGGGGCCCAGGATGGCCAGTCGCATGGGAGTGGTGTAGAACTGGAAAAAGTTGGAGGCTGTCATGACAGCGAACTCGCGGATGAAGGCCTCCATGTATCGGGAACGGAGCCGGTTGGCCGGAGTCATAGTCTCGGTGATCTTCTCGATGGTGTCGGCCGCAGGGAGCTGGTTGAGCTTCATCAGATTGGAGAGGTCCCTGACGCCGGAGATGTCATCCATCTGATCGATGAGGAAAGCGACATGGGAAGGGACAGAAGGATCCAACGGGGGCTCATAGAGGATCTGGGCAGGCTTTCCAGAGATGGGGTTGTAGGAGAACTTCAGCCCTGGTCGTCGGGTGTTGATCTTCCTCATCCCTCGACGGGAGAGAGCATTCTTGTCGCCCATGACACCTGGCTCAGCCACGCGCTGGTTGTGATCATCGATGATCCTCATGGTCGAGTTGAGGGATTTCTGGAGCGGGAGGATGTCCCACAGAGGGGCCTTGCCCAACCAGGTCCACGGCCAGGGATCCAGGGTGAGCTTGTTGAGAGGGAACAGTCCGTGCCAGAAGGGATTGGGCCCGTCGTACAGAATGGCCGTGCGGGTGAAGACCACCATGCGACGGCGGGGATAGAGAGGCTGCCCTGGATCCACGATGTAGGACCAGTTCTTGTCTTCCTCTCCCATCCGCACAGGGACCGAGAGCTCGTTCACTCCGCTGTCCTTGACGTAGAGCGTGAACATATCCACGGTGGGGATCTTCTGGATGCGGTGAGCAGAGCGCTGGGCCAGGAGATTGGCATGGAAAGGGGAGAGCTGGGCATTGAGGGAAGAGAGAAGACGATTGGACCTGGTGGCACCGACCTGAGCCTGGTGAGACCCGTCCCGATCCGCCTTGATCAGATGGGCGCTCTCGGGGTACAGATCGCGGACATAGTTGACTGTCCTCTCACGCCGGATGATGACCCCCAAGGCATCTTGGATAGAATAAAATGTTGATGGGCGAATAGGTAGGACATCGCGTGGGTCTTCAGATAGGACATCAAGGTCCTCAGTCTCCTTGTTCCAACCGACGTGATGACACCAGCCGGTGCCCGCAGCACAGGCATATTTGATAGCGTCGGCAAAGCGGAGATCGATCATCCGTCCCTGCCACCAATGTTGGGAGAGCTTGCCCAGGATCTCCGCTGTCTCTTTGAAACGAGGGTTGAGGGTCCTGTAGTCCCAGAAGGGTTTAGTGTCTGTTAGTCCGGCGACTAAATTTAGGGCGATCTTGCCGAAGCGGTTCAGATTGGTCGAGGAGAGAACTCGGCCGAAGGGCTGATCGAACTCCCCGTTGATGGCCATGATGGTGGGAGCGATGCGGTCATATTGGGGTTGGGCGCGGAGGAAGGCCTCAGATTCAGTGATGGCGTCCTTAGCCCAGCCGATGACCCGATGCTGATAGGCGGCAGTAGGAACTCCGCTCATTCTGTCTTTGGTGAGATCAGGGATAATCGAGGCCATGGTTTTATCTTTTCTCCACTCTCATTCCCACCTCTTGCATACACTCCCTCCAGATCTCTCGCTTTTCTCGATCTGACTTGACGGGGGGTGGAGTGGGTTTCTCCTGGTCTGCGGAGTTGCCTGGGTTGTAGTGCATCAAGTCGTTGCGGACCCCGTGCTGTCTCTCGAACTTCTCTACGGAGCGCAGGGACGGGAGCTCCTTGCGGACAAACCCCTGGTCGGCGTAGCGCTTAGGAACAGGGATGTCATTTCGGCCTGGATAGCGGATCTCGCCGGTGGCGGGATTCTCGAACACCACAACTCGCTCGCTGGCATGGACTGTGTGGTGAGCCTTACGGGTGGACTCATGGGGACACCAGGGCCAGTCCCCGACCTCCAGGTAGAGGCCGCAGTCGGGGCAGGGAGTGTGATTGTCGTACTGGGGTTCGGTCCAACTCATCTCGGGTTCTGCACCTTTACCAGGCGCTGACCGCGAGATCCTTTGAGCTGGACAGGTCGGCCCAGGCGACGAGCTGAGATCTGGTGCTTGCGGGAGACCTCGGCCTCAGTGACGAAGCGGTTCGATTTGAGCTTTGGGCGTGTGGTGGCCATGGCTACCTCCCCATCTTTTTCGACTTACGCCCACGGGTTCGGACCATGTATTCGGCCCGCTGTTTGGAAGTCAGCTTCTTCAGGTGCCTCCTACCTTTTCTCCCCTTCTTCCCTGCCGCCTTCCCGAGAGCTCTTCCCACCATGAACTCTCCCTCTCGGACCACAGATTTGGGGTCCAGCTTCTTGTGAGCTCGATAGGCAGCTTTTGAGAGAGCTGGGGAAGCGATACTCTTCATCTCACTGTGGCGGACCACGGAGGTGGGATCAGTCTTTTTGTGCGACATAGATCACCTCATATTGGCTGCACGTTCCAGGCCCTCGATAGCCTGTTTACGCAGGTACTGTTTGAAGTCCATGGCCCTGGAGCACCGGCTCTTCAATCGAGTGAGGAGGGTGGGGGCCAGAGTGACCTGGGTGTTCCCCAGGCGGATGGAAAGTTGGTTGCGGATCCGTTTGAGAGCATCCTCGGCTTCGTAGACGATCCGGCCGCCGGTCAGCTTCTCCAGCTCGGAGCGCTCTTTGTCGTTGAAATAGACTCCTCGGTTGGCGGAGTGCTGGCGGCAGAGGAAAAGGCGCTTGGTGACGACCTCATCCAGGGTTAGGCCCTTCTCTTTGGCTTCCGCCTCGTACAGTTCGAGAACGTCGACAGGTAAGGTGAGGGACAGGATCTGAGTGTTTGGTGACATGAAAGCTCCTTTCAGTCACCAGTATAGACGGAACCCATCGTCATCTCGGATGACCTGTCCCAAAGGGCATCTTAGAAAGGGCAGTGATGGGCTCCAAGAACAGGATAGCTTAATCGTCGATCAGGTAGGCGAATCGGTCACCCCACGCCTCGTTCATCTTATCCACGGAGATATCGCTGGCCTGCCAGTTAGCAGTGTTATCGGGCTCGGTCTCCATAGTGGTGATGGTCTCCACGTCCAGGGACCAGTCGTGGGCAGCCCAAATGGCCATGAGGAGGGCTCTGACGCGATCATCGTGTTTGCCGTAGATCGCCTTCCCCATCATTTTGATGGGATCCTCCTCGCAGTCGGTCATTTCCTCGATGAGGGGCTCGCTGAAGAGCTCAATGCGCTCGTGGATGATGTGACGGGTGCCTCGGATCCAGAGGTCCCTCACGGTCTTCTCGTTGGAATACCAGCCCAGGGAGGTGGTCAGCTTGGGGGTGAGCCGGTCCACATAGCGCCAGACGTAGATGTTGGTGTACCCGAAGCGGTTGATCATCTCTCGGAGGAGAGGGAGCCCTGGCCCTGGCCACACTTCGGGGATGGCGAGGCACTGACCATCCTCGTTGTTGCCGCAGAACAAGCGTCCCAGGGCGTTTGCCAGAACAGCCAGGTCATAAGGATCCAGGGGACCGGCGTACTCGCACACCTGTTTATCCTTCTCGCCGTCACGCCCCTTCTTGATGATCTCGATGGCACCGTTGTCCGTGCGGAGGTCGTCTCGGGTGCGGAGTTCGCGGGCCCAGCCGGTGATGCCTTTGGTGGGATCGATTCCCATGAAGTAGGTGGCGCGGGGATCGGGGGGTTCATCGATCCAGATCAGGCCACGCGGATCCCGATCCTGGAACTCAGCATGGAGCAGGCTACCGAAGTTGCCGATGGGGAGAGTCTTGATGCTCATTACTGGTAGGTATCCATCAGGGTGGAGGTGAGCCCTGCAGCAGAGAGAGCCGCGAAGATTGTCTGGGGATTGGGCTTACCAGCGCCGACTTCCTTCTGCAGCTTTTTGAGGATATCGGTGCCCTCCAGCCTCTCTCGCAGGATGACCTCCAGTGGATCCAGATTGCCAGGTATGGGGGCTTCCTTCTTCATGCCCACCCAGACAGCCGCCTGGTACTGACGGGGCTCTACACCGATCCCTTTAGCCTGACGCCGGATGGTGGTCTCGATGAACTTGTACTGGGACTCAGTGGGGGCTTGGCCTCTCAAACCGAAGGCTCTCATCATCCAACGGTCCACGGTCACAGCGTCGGGATCCCCTGCGAGGTTCTTATAGAAGTTGCTCACCTTGGGGCCCCTCATGGGAGTACCAGCAATAGCACGTTCCAAATTGGCTTTGGCAACGGGAAGATAGCCCTCGAAAGAAGCTCCCGACTTCCACTGGCCATAGGCCTTCAGAGCCAGGGTGACATTGGAGTCGGTGGTGGTGTTGGGGCTGGTGGCGGCCAGGATCTTGGCGAACATATCAGCGTCGGGCCCGAAGGTCCCCTCCAGCTCCTGCCAGGTCTTGTCATACCATTCCTGATGGGAAGCGCCCTTGCGGTAGAGGTTCCCGAGGCGGACGGCTGTGGGCAGCCTGCCTGTGACAGACCCTCTGATCTTATCGTTGACGATTCTCTGGGAGCGCTTATAGATATCGTCGAAATTGAGGGTGGCGATGTCGGCGTGCTCTGAGAGGGCGTCGGTCATGGCACGCTTCCAGCGAGGGAGGGATTTGGTCCCCATGGCTATGAGGGAAGCTCCGACCATGTCCATGTCGGGTCCGGCGAGGGCGAGACCTCCGCGTTGGCCTTCAAGGAGGCGCAGGCCCCTATTGGCTAGATTATAAAAGCCTTCGGAGAGTCGGGATCCAAAGTCGCGTCTCTCCCCAAAGGCTTGTTGGGCTTTTGCGAACTCGCGGAGCCCTTCGGATCGGGTTTCTCCACCAAGGAATTTTCCTTCCCCTTGGTACCACTTATATTCTGCTCCGTATTCTTTGGCGACATTTTCAACTGCCTTTCTTGCCCCCCCTGTGTCATCGAAGACGAGGACCCTGGAACCCCCGCCCCTGGTGGGAAGCACTGTATTAT